GCGAAACGTGCGCGCGCGCATGCTCCCTTTGGCTTCGGCGACGCCGTAAACCGTGAACGCGAGAATCATGCGGGCGCTCGCGTCGAGCGCCGATCGCTCTCGGTCATATGGGCTTGCTTGAGCACCCAGCGCAGCGCGTCGATGCGCCCCTGATGGAAGCGCCGGCTGCCCTCGGTATCGTCCAGCCGCTGAAACGTGCCAGCGACGAGCGCCTGCTCGGTGCGCGTGATCTCGCGACCGATCGTATCCTCGAGCTCGACGGTCATGGCGATCGGGCCTTTCATCGCCGGCGATTCCTTCCCGACTGCGGCGCGACAGCGGCGCCGGTCTCGCGATCGCGCGCGTGCTCGCTCATACGCTGCGCGTTGTTGCGCACGCGCGCATGGTCGCGCGCGGCGCGTGTCCCGCGTCGATAGCTGAAGCGAAGCTCGGCGAGCGCGACCGCATTGGGAGGACACACGGTCACGCCGTGCTGCTTGGTGAAGTCGGCGATCGCGCGCTGGCTGAAAAACTCGGCGCGCGTCATACCGATCGCCCTCGCAGCAGGCGCACGACGACGAACACGAGCACGACGGCGAGCAGCAGATGCACGGCGCCGCCGGCGGTGTAGCCTGACACGAGCGCGCCACTGTAGCCGAAGAGCAGCAGCACGATCAGCACGATCAAAATGCCTTCCATCCGTCAGCCCTCCATGCCTGGTTCACGCTCGCCGACGATCACGCCCTCGACGACGCCGACGAGCGCGAGCACGCGCGCGAGTGGCGCCGGCGCGCCTTTCGACGACGCGAAAAACTTGTCCCGTGCGACATACCAGCGCGCGAGCTCGGCGCCGTGCGCCCAATGCCCGACGAGCTCGACGCGCCCGCTGCGCGCGTTGAAAGCGCGCTCGTACCCATCGGGGAGCTCGGTCGGCACGAAGCGCAGCGATCGAGCGCTCACGCCGGCGCGTACGCACGGCATGCACGCGCAGGGCTCGTCGTTGTAGCCGAGTCGTGCGGCGTGTTCCTGCTCGTCGACTTCGGTGGCCGACATCTGGCGCGCGTCCTGGGGCGCCGGCGCATGCGTCGCCGGCCCGAGCGCGTCGAGCCAGTCGGCGACGACGGGGAAACGCTTGCAGCGTCCCAGACAGGCGCGCCCGGCCGCGAGCACGGCGTCGAGCTCGTACGCGTCGAGCACGCGGTAGTAGGTGCGCGCGAGCTCGTCGGCCTGGACGGGCTTGAGCTTCACGCGATACGCCGAGAGCATGCGCGCGAACGCCGTCGCGAACGTCGCGAAGTCGAGCTCGGTCATCAGTGTCTCGCGCCGACCCGATCGCCGATCGGCGACTCCAGCAGATCGGCGATCGCGCGCAGCGTCGCCGCCGTTTCGAGCGACGGCGCGACGTCGTGCTGAATCAGGATCGTCGTCACGTGTTCGATGCGCTCTGACGACGCGCCGGGGTAGCGCGCGAGAATCTCGTGGAGCACGTCGAGGGATTGCTGCGCGTCGAGCACGAGCGGTGAGAGTGGCATGGGGTTCCCCTTTCACCCGAAATGCTTTTTCAACGTTGCCACGTCGACGTGCGCGGAGCCGGCGCGCTTCGCGCGGCCGGCGGGAGCGACACGTCTCGGGCGCTTCAAGGTACGCTCGGCGGTCGACTGGGATCGGTTCGTATCGGATCGGCGCGCTGCAGGCGCGCGATCCGTACTCACAGATACAGTCACCGGATCATGTACTGACGGGCCGAGCCCTGTACTAGCCGTGGCTTTGTCACTGGCCGAGCCGTTGGCCGAGCCGACGGCCGGGAACAAGCTCGGTTTTTCGCGGGGGTGCGGCTGCTGGTAGCGCAGAAAATTGACGATCTGGATCACCGGGCCCACCGGCGTGGCGTAGCGCAGAATCCGCCCGGCGTTCGCGAGCTCGTCGAGCGCCGTGGTCGCCGAGCGCGCGTCGAGCGAGAGAATCGCGCCGTCGATCGCCTTGACGTTGTCCGCGAGCCGGCCCTCACGGTCGGCGAGCAGCCAGAGCCCCTCGAAGACGAGTCGCGCGAAGTCGGAGACACGCGCGATCGTCGCGTCGGTGAAAAACGCCGGATGCAAGAGCCTGATGCGCATCCTGTCGTGCCCTACAGGCGATCGTCGCTGCCGACGGCGGCAATCCTGGACGAGCGCGCTCGACGCGCCGGCGTCTTCGGCGTCGTCGAGGGATGGCGCGTGAGCACGCCGAGAATCTGGTCGTAGCGCGAGAGGTCGCGCTCTTCTGGGGTGCGCACGTGTCGGGGTTTTCTCGCGATGATCGCGCGAATGGTGGCGAGGACTTCAGAGTCGGTCATGGGTGAGCACCTCCACGAGAGAGAAAGCGACGACGTCGAGCACGGGCGCCGGGCGAGCGGAACACACCGCGCCCGACGTCGTCTGGCGCACCGGAGTAGAGCGCCCTACTCCGGTGGCGTCGGCGGCGTGTTCGCGTTGATCGCGTCCACGACTTTGTCGGCATTGTGTAGCGCGCTATTCTCGGCCGCGATCATCGCGTCGAGCACCGCTTGCAGCGCGGCGGGACTGCCGCCGGCCTCGATCGCGTCGGTGAGTTGCTGACGGAGCGCGGAGATGAGCGCCGTCTCTTGGTTCACGAGCTCGATGATTGAGTCATCCTTGCTCGACGCGACGGCGATCGCGGCGAGCGCCTTGTCGGCCTGGTTCTGAATGTCGGCGATCTTGACGGTCATAGTTACCCCTTGCGCCTGCACGGCGCCGAGTTGCGCGGATAGTCGATCGAGCTTGGTCGACGTCGCCGCGATCGCCGTCTCCAAGGTGCCGAGCTTCGCCGAGATCGCCGCGAAGCCCGACGCGAAGTACTGATAGGTCAAATAATCCACGGGTTCCCCCTGTTAGCGAATCGGCTCATCGACGTAGTAGAAGCGCACGCCGGGCACGTGCGCCGTGCCCTGCATGTTGGTCGCGTGCTTGCGCAGCTTCGAGTCGTCTGGCGTGAGGAACTCGCGCGGCACGAGCTCGGCGTCGGTGACCTCGTGATGCCACGTGCGCCGAAACTTCACGACGGCGCGCACCTCGTCGACGAGCACCACGACCGGCGCCGGCGCCGTCAGCGCGTCTTCGACGAGCGCGCTCGCGAGCGCGCCGTGGCCCTGTCGTTCGAGCGTCGCCGCCTCCTGGATCACGCGCGCCTGCTCATCGCGCCGGCGTCGGTCGGCGAGCTCGCGCTCGCGCGTCTCGCGGGCGCGGGTCTGCGCGTCGTTGTAGTGCTTGATCGACTCGGCCTCGTACTTGTCGAGGATCTCGTACGGCGCCTTGGCCGCTGCTTCGAGCGAACAGAACCAGCGATGCACGCCGTACGCCCACGCCTTCGGTTGCGCGAGCGTCGCCGTGATGCCCTTGAGCTTCTCGCCGATCTGTCGGCGCACACCGGCGGCGCGTTCGAGCGACGCGTGGTCGACGACCTCGACGCGGTTGTCCTCGACGAACGTGATCGCGTCGCTCTTCGCGCGCTCGGCCAGCGCCGTCACGTCGTGGATCGAGACTTCGGGGATCGCGGTCGTCATCGGGTCCCTCCTGGTGAGGCGTGGCGCGCCCACCGGCAGAGCAGGCCAATCTCATAGGCGACGCGCTCGCGCTCGACGCGGTGCACGAGCTCGGCGTCGTGTCGCGCGAACGGGCCGAGCAGCCGAGCGCCGGTCACGAGGCGCGCGATCTGGTCGTCGAACATGACGATGCGCGTCACAAACGGATCGCCGGCGCGGACGCAGGCGCGTTCAGGGAACAGCGCGTCGAGCATATCGTCGGTCGTCATTCGTCGTCCTCGCCGGGCTCGCGCGAGCGCGCGACGCGCCCCGGTGGTATCAGGATCGGGCGTTGCTTTTTATCCTCGAACCATGCGGCACACCACGCTCGCAGCGCTGACGCGCCGCCGTGGAACTCACTCACGCCGTGCTGCGTCCAGACGGTCCACCCTCGAATCTGCGCGGGTCGCTTGCAGCAAAACACGATCGTGAAGCGCGACTCGTACAGCAGCGCGTCGAACGCGCGTAGTTGGCCGGTCGGTGGCTCGACGCCTGGGTTCTTTGTTTCGAACACGAGAAAGTACCCGCGATATTCGATCACGCCGTCGAAGTCCATCGGTCGAATCGTCGGCCCGAACGCACCCGCGAGAAAATCCCACAGGAACACGCCGTCGTACTGCGCTGGTGGGTCGCGATCGAAGATGGCTTGACTGTGAATCATGCCGGTCTCAAGTCAGCTTCGTTGGTCGCGTGCGCCCAGCCTGGACGCGTCGCGCGCGCGAACATTTCGACCTTGGGCACGCTCGGGAACATGCGCTCGATGAGCGTGTAGAGCTCGTCTGGCTTCTCAGAATGACCGCGCCGTGGCGCCGTGATCACGCTGTCGGGTCGGTCGGCTTCGAGCGGCGTGCGAGGCTTCCCGCGCGTCGCGAGAATCACGAGCTCGTGTCGGCCCCGAAACCAATAGCCCATGCCGATCGAATCCTTGATCCACACGGCGCCAGACTTCACGGCGAAGCCCCACGCGTCGACGAGCGCGATCGCGTCGGCGAGCTTTTGCGTCGTCGTCCACATGAGCAGCACGCAATCATCGAGCGCGAGCGCGTCGACTCTTGGTCGCCACGCGACGAGCTCGGCGAGCGTCATCGTCGGATACTGGTTCTCGATTCGGCGCGACGGGTCGAGCAGACCCTCGTCGGGTTTCCATGCCGGGTCGCTGAGAATCACGCCGTACTTGCCGGTCGGCCAGATCGTCTCGGCGAGTCGCTGCGCTCTCACGGCGGGCTTCGTCTGGCGCATCGCTTCGACGAGCGTGACCTCGCCGGCCGTCACTTTCTCGGCGAGCTCGGGCGATCGTTGCTTGAGCGTCGCGGCTTGCTTGACCTTGCGCTCTGACACGCGCGCTCGCTTCGACGTCGTCGTGCGCACGCGTTCGGCCGGCGTCGCCGACCGCTTGGAGGACGCAGTGTCCACCGAGCGGTTAGCCTTCTGCTCTGGCGTCGCGTCGCCGCCGGCTCGGCGCCCGGCCTGCGCGCGCGCTTTCTTCGAGATCGCGGTGAGGTCTTCGACGAGCCCGGCGACTTGCATCGCGCGCTGATCGTCGGTGAGATTGCGCCGGCCGAGTTGATTCCAGCGAATCCACACGCGCGCGTCGACACGCGTCGGGACGTCGAGCCGAGACACGCCGAAGCGCACGCCGCGCCGAGTGCATATCTCGTATCGGTTGTGACCGTCGAGCAGTACGCCCTCTGTCGCCCAGACGACGAGCGGCTCGCGGCAGCCGTCGCGCACGAGGTTCGTTTCGAGTTGCTCGCGCTCGTCATCGGACAGCGGCGCGATCAAGGCGCGGAACTCAGGATCGACGCGTATCGTCGAGCTCACGCGACCCCCTCGACCTGGACGCGCTCGCGCAGGCGCGCGTCGACGATCTGCTGCGCGGTGAGCAGAGCAAAAAACTGTCGCGCGTCGCGCGGGTCGCTGTACGGTTCGAGCTTGAACGTCCCGTCAGCCCGCAGCGCGACGGCGTAGCGCCGCACGGCGCCCTTGGCGCGCTCGAAGTAGCCGGCGAGCGCCGGCTCGTGCTCGGCCCATTCGAGCGCGAGCGCGTGATACGCCGCCGTCTGGAGGTCCTTGGCGACGTCGGACGGGCGCCCGGTCGCGAAGTCGAGCAGCACCGGCGCGCCGTCGAGCCAGCCGAGACAGTCGAGCGTCCCGGCGACGTGGTAGTTGAGCGACGCGACGCGGAGCTCGTTGAGCTCCGAGGTGAAGCGACGCTGCGCGCAGAATGAGATCCACGCGTCGACATACGGCGCGTAGCTGGGGAAGTCGGCGCGAAACGCGTCGAGGTCGAGATCCTGCTCGTTGTAGAAGTGGATCGCCTGATGGCAGATGGTGCCGCGCCGGCGTGCGGCGTCGAGCGTGCCGGCCGGGATGCCGTCGAAGTTGATCAGGCCGGCGCGCTTGATGACTTGCGTCACCGAGGGCGCGCGCCGACCCTCAAGCTCGTACGTGTGCGTCGGCTCGTCGAAGGTCAGCAGACTCATCGGCTGTGCTCGATGTCGTCGGCGGGATCGCGCACCACCGACAGGCGCGCCGGCGTCGCCGTGCTCGACGCGCGCCAGCAGGGATAACAGAACCATGCGCGCTTGTCGGTCCAGAGCATGTCGGCGCCGCACGACGGGCACTCGCGCCGGCCTTTGATCCAGCGCTCGATCGACGCGCGTGCATGCGCCCACCACGCCATCAGCGCGACTCCCCGTCGGCCTGGTTTGCCGGTCGCAGCGTCGGCACGTCGATCGCGACGTCGCCATAGAGCGTGTCGGCGACGGCTGAGAAGATCTCGACGCGCACGTCGACGGCGCCGGTCACCAGCGCGCGCGACACGAGCCGATCGAGAATCGCGTCGGCGATCGCGAGCGCCTGCTCGCCGCGTCGCTTCGCCCACGCGTGATCGCGCGCTTCGTCCTGCACGATCGCGCTGTGCACGGGGTCGCCAAATTCATAGTACGACCGGCGCTCGAATGGCATCGCGGCCCTCGCTTTACTGCGGTCTCGCCGGCGGCGTGGGCGTCGGCGGCGTGTCGTGGACGTCGAGATGGTCGGTGAGTCGCGCGTTGAGAAACTGCGCGATCTCGATCAGCGAATCGCCCGACATGCGCGCGCCCCACATACAGTGTGGACAGTTGACGGCGGCAGCCGGGCGCGACGGGCTCGGCGGGATCGCCATCAGCGCGGCCCGCCGCCGAAAGGAATATCACCGGCCGCCGGCGGCGGCGTCGTCGCGGCCGGCTGCGGGGCCGCGGCGGGGGCCTGCGCGCCCGTGTCGACCACGAAGCTCACGAGGTTGTGATAGGTCTTCCCGTTCCAGTCGCGCGTGTCATAGCGCACCTGGACGCCGTGATCGGTGCCGCGAATCCCTTCGAGCTCCTGCGCGATCGCGGCGTCTTTAGTCGTGTACTCGATCGGGTCGCCGTCGAGAATGATCGCGTGGTTGTCGCGATTCGCGCCGAAGACGCGGACAGTCTTGACCTTGCGAAACCCGGTCGACACGAGCGCGCCGGCGCCGGTCGGCGCGCTACGCGATGCGCTCTTGCGCGTCTCGGACAGCCGGCGCACCGGCGGCTTGGCCGGCGCCGTGCTCTCGGCGTCGACGCTATGCTCGGCGAGCTCGCGCTCGAAGTCTTCCACGTCCTGATTGAACATCGACGACGCGCCGGTCGCGAGCAGTGTGGCCGCGATGAGCGCGCGCTTGTGCGCCATCTTCAGCACCGTGTTCTCGAAGTCGGCCGGCGACGTGCGAATCTGGCTCACCTGATAGGCGCCATCGCGACCGCGCTTCCACTTGCGCCGGCGCAGATGCTCGGGGGTCTCGTCGTACTCGGCATCACAGATCGACTCGCGCCAGCGGTACTTTTCCTCGTCGGTCGACGCCGAGCCGACGCCGACGGCGACGATGCGACCCTCGGCGTTTTCGATCGGGACTTTCACGCGCTGGCGAATCGTGTCGCCGGTCGAGAGATCCTCGATCACCGGATCGATCGCCGCGTAGGCAAACGCCGGGAGCAGGCGCTCGGCGCCCGATTTGTAGAGCGTCGGTTTATCGGTGCCGGGGATCTTCCCGTAATCCTGGTTCGGGCGCAGAACCTCGGCCACGACGGCGTGTAGGAGCTCGACGCGTGAGCTCAACTGCTGCACGATGAGGCCGACGGTGCCCCGGTCAATCACGAGCCCCGACCCTGCCGGGCTCGTGCGTACGAGCTCATTGCCTGTCGTCATCTCAGAGTCTCCAGTGCTTCGCGTCTCGGCTCACGTACGACGCCGAGCGCCAGCGGTGCCAGCCGTGGAGCCACCACGCGACCCACGAAAAATTGAGCGTCACGCGCGACGCCGTGTCGCGTTGAAAAAGCGCGGCGCTTCCCATTGGCCGGCGAGCCAGCGGTCGACCGGCTCGGCACGGTAGCGCGGCTTGTTGCCGAGTCGCGGGCGAATCTCGTCGAGAAACGGGAGCAGGCCGGCGACACGCTGCCGGTCAAACGTGCGCCGCGTGATGCGCAGCAAGTCGGCGATCTCGTTGGTGAAGTAGAACGCGCGTGCGCTCATCGCGTCACCTCGTCGCGGCGCGCGCTCGCGACCGGATGCGCCGCCGCCGTGAAACGACGCCGGCCGTCGAGCGGACGCCGGCGGCGCGGGTCGGGCCCGTAACAGAGTCGGTTGGGATCAACGTCGAGCGCGTTGGCGAGCCGAAGGTGCGTCGCCGCCGTCGGGCGCGCGCGCTTGTCGCGTTCGAGCCGGCTGATCGTGTTCTGCGTGACACCACTGAGCCGTTCGAGATCTTCCTGGGTGAGCTCGCGACGCTCGCGTCGACTGCGCAGGTAGATCGGGGCGAGTCGAGACATAGCCGGGACGTTCCTGGGGGCGCCTTGAAGTTACCGGACGAGGGGGTCGTCGGGCGCCGCACGACAGCGATCGTCGGGTGATTCCCGACGAGGAATCGCGAGTATCCGACCATCGCCGGCGGTCGTCAAGCGGGTTTGCACGGTCGCCATTTTTCGCCGGAATCCCCGTGTATAGGCTCTCGCTGACAAACATGTGGAGTAATAGTGCAAGCCGGATATAGAATTAGCTATGACAGGGGTCGTCAGTTGGAAGCATTCACGAAAGCAGGGCGAGCAAAACATGAGTAAAAACGCAGCGGTGAACATCATTCGCAAACCTGGACGCAAGCCGATCGCGCGCGCGCGCTTCTGGGTCGGCGGCAAGCGGCAGGAAAAAAAGCGCACCTTCCCGTTGGGCACGCCGGATACGGTTCTCGTGCGCTGGATCGCCGAGTACGAGGCGCGCTTCGCGCCGGTGCGCGCGAACGATGGCTCGTTCGCCGATGACGTCGCGCACTATCTCGCCGAGCCGAAGATCGCGGCGATGCCGTCACTCGGCGAGCGCCGGTACTACCTGACCGTGTGGCTCGACGTGCTCGGGCGTGACCGATCGCGCGCGTCGATCACGCGCGACGAGATCGAAGTGGTCATTCAGTCGTGGCTGAAACACTACGCGCCGGCGACGGTATATCACCGGCGCACGGCGCTCTCGCACCTGTACTCGACACTCGACGGGCCGGGCGTGCCCAACGTCGTGCGTCAGACGACGCGCCCCGAGCCGTGGAGCAAGCGCCCGCAGGCGATCGCCTATCCGGTGCTGGCGCAGATTCTCGACACGATGGCCGACGAGCGACACGTGACGCGCGGCGAGACGCGACCCTCGGTCGCGAAGACGGTCGCGCGCGTGCTCCTGCATACCGGGTTGATGGGGGCCGACTTGCGACGCGTGACGCGCGACGACTTCGACGCGCGCGCCGGCGTCGTGCGCGTGCCCGGTCGGCAGAAAGGGCGCGGGTCCGACGCGTGGTTGCTCCCGCTCGACGCCGACGGGCTCGCGGCGTTCGTCGCGTTCGACGCGCTCAATCTGTATGGCGGGTTTTCGCCGGCGGCGGTCTCGGCGTCGTTCAAACGCGCGGCGCGTCGCGTGCTCGGCTATGACACGCAGGTGCACCTCTACTCGCTGCGACACTCGGTCGGCGGCGACGGCGCGGCGAGCGGCGCCGAGCTCGCGGCCGTCGGTCGGGGTCTCGGTCACGCGCCGGGCTCGATCGCGACGGCGCAGTATGCAGCCTCGGCGAACCTGATTGTCGACCGGCGCGTCGTCGCCGCGCGCAGCGCGTATCGGCAGGAACAACTGGCGACGGCGCGCGCGAATCCGGTCGCCGTGGGGCACGCGGTGGGGCACACTTCTCGTAACTCGCGCAAGCGCGCGAGTTAGCCCACCGGGGTGCTGGCTTCCCAAGCCTAAGACGCGGGTCCGATTCCCGCAGCCCGCTCCACTCAGTTCAGGGCCGGAAACATTGAGGTTTCCGGCCTTTTTCACGTACGGCGCCGGCGCGAATCCTGCCCCACCGGCCAAAAACGACTTGGACAAATATAGGCGTATTTCGACGGGGTCGGACAGGCGCCCCGGCTCACTGGGGCACAACTGGGGCACGCGTGCCCCAGCGCGCCGGCTCGCCTTGCTCGGCGCGCGCGTTCGCTCTTGACGCGCTTATCCGGCGCCGGATATAAGAGCCGGGGCGCACTGTTTGTTCAAGGGAGATCGGCATGAGATTATCCGACGCCGTACTCGGCACACACGTCACGACGAAGCTCAGGGAGCGCGCCGGCGCCGAGCTCGTGCGCATCGGGCGCGATCGGTTCGGCCGGCGCGAGCTCGCGCATATCGAGTGCTTTAACTTCACGGCGGCCGCGAATCTCTCGCGCGTGCTCGAAGCGCTCGCCGTCGCCGACACGCGCGCGCTCTTCGAGACCGTCTCGCCGAAGACGATCGCGACGATTCCCCGGCTCGGCTCGATCTCGCTCGCCGTGCTCGGCGCGTGTTTCGAGATCAAGAAAATCGGGGGCGCGTCGCCGTTAGACGCGTGGGTCAAAAAGCACGAGAAAACCGTGGTGACGTACGCGTCACTGAAGCATCGCGAGCATCTCGAAGCGCAGGCAGAGCGGCGCGAGACGAAGCGCCGCAAGTCGACACGCCGGGATCAGGCGCACCGAGCGCGTGTCGATCGGTTCACTGAGCGTCAGGGCGAGGCGACAATATGAGCGAGAACGGAAACGGAAACGCCGGCGGGAGTCTGACACGTGCGCGCCTGCTGAAGCTGCTCGACGAGCACCAGCGCGCCGTGACGTCGATACGACACGTGCTGGCGATGCTCGATGACACGGCGGTCGTCGTCAAGGCGTCGAACGGAAACGGGCACGGCGTGCTCACCGGCGCGTTGGCGATCGAGCGCGCGCGACGCGGGCGGAAAGGTCATCCAGCGACGAGCACACCGGCGAGCGCGTCGCCGGCGTACCACACGACAGAGGCTATCGTCGCGCGACGCACGCGCACCAAGGCGCTGCTCGACGTGTTCGGCGAGAGCGGCACGACACTCACGATCGACGAACTGCGGAAGGCGGGCGTCGATGGGCCCTCGATGGTGATGGTCGGGATTCTCGCGCGCTACGGGTATTTGAAACGCAAGGGCGACGCGTTCACGCGCACGCCGAAAGTCTTCGAGACGCGCGTGTGATGGCGCGCGAGCCGCACCACTTCACGGCGATGCCGGTACCGCGCTACACGCTCGACGCGCACGCGCACACGAGCTTTTACGTGCTCTTCTGCGCGTGCGGGCACGCCGAGATTTTCCCGCGCGAGAACTTCGCGCTTCTGTCGCCGGCGCAGCGCACGCGCTTCGCCGAGCATTTGAGGGTGGAGTATGGCCTCACGCTCGAAGACGACGACGCGCCGGCGCGCGACGTGCCCGCCGAGCTCGGCTGATCACAAGGCGCACGCGTTCGAGGCGTCGATACGGATTGGCTTCACGATGGCCGAGGTCGAAACCGAGTACGGCGTCGGCGTGTCGATCGCCGGCGCCGGCGTGTATCTCGCGACGCTCTTCGCCGGCGCGCCCGAGCTCGACTTCGAGTGGTTCATGCGCCTGCTGCGCTCGACACACGACGAGCTCGTCGCGACGAAGGATCGGCCATGATGCCGAGCCGGCAGGCGGAAGCGCACGCGCGAAACGACCACGCGCGCCTGCGCGCGCAGATCCCGGCGGCGTGCCCGTTGCTCGTCGAGCGGCGCGACGGCGGCGGGTTCGTGATCTCGACGCTCACCGGCGAGCGAATCGTCGCCGGGCGCTACGAAGTCGCGCACGCCTGTATCGCTGGCTTTGTCGAAGGCTGGCAGGCGCGCCAGCGCTGGGTGCTCGCGCAGGCGTTCGCGGATTGCGTGTGTCGCACGCCGGGCTGTGAGCACTCGGCGTCGACGCATACCGGCGAGCGTGGCGCGTGCGTCGAGCCGGGGTGTCTCTGCGGGCCTGGGGGTTGGAGTTGAGCCGGCGTCGCTTCTCGCGCGACGAGCTACGCGAGGCCGTGCGCCGATTCGACCCGGCCGGCATACCGGGCGCCGACGAGACGCACATACCCGAGGCCGATCGGCTCGTCTGGCGCTCGCCGGGCGCGCACGCCGAGCGTGTGCTCGCGCTCGCGCGCGACGCCGTCGCCGACGGGGCGACGCACGACTGCGGCGAGTGGCTCGACGGCGGCGCGTGCGCGCTCTGCGGCTGGCGTGAGCCGACATGAGCGACGGTACCGGCGACCGGCTCGGGTGCGTCGCCGTGCTCGTGTCGGCGGTCCTTGTCGTGCTCGCCGTGCTCTGGCTCGCCGCGTGGCGCGCCGGCGGCGGGTGAAACCGTCCAGATTCGAGGACGGCGGGCTGGCAGGCCGTCAGAGCGCCGGCGCCGGCCGGCGACCTTACCCCCGTCAGCGTCGCCGATCGTCGTTCCTGGGGCCGTCTCGCCAGCCGGCGGGCCTGTTTCGAGCCGGTCGGCCGGCTCGTCGTGCCTATTGTCGGTCGCGGCGGCGCCGACCGGCGCTCGCGCTCGGCGAGCGTTCGACGACGAGCCGGTCTCTCTCCCCCGGTCAGAAGCCGATCGGCGTGAGCGTCGCCGGCGCCGGCCGGCGCTGGATCTTGTCGATGTAGTAGACCGGGGGCTCGTCGCGCGTCGTCGTGATCGGCACGCCTTGCCCGCGCAGGCGCGAGACGATCGTCGCGACGTTCCCGACCCGACAGTGACACTCGCTCGCGAGGTCGCTACGCGTCCAGTGCCCGCCCCCATTGAGCGCGCGCTCAATACACGCGCCCGGCCGGTCGATGCCGAGCCCGCGCTCGCCGGCGCCGGTCGGGCAGCCGATCGTCAGGAGACGCGCGAGCTCTTCGAAGCGCGCCGGCGTCGTCGAACGCCAGCGACAGACCGAGCGCAGCATTTGATCCGCTTGCGCGTCGCCGCGCGTCGCGTTCGACGCCTCTCTCGACATCAGGCGGCAGACCTGGACGGCCTCACTCAGCGTCATGGCGCCACCCACGTCGCCGGCGACGAGCCCGGCGATTCGTTCGGGACACTGAGCGAGAGCACGATCGCGTGCGTCCCGCGCACGTTGAGCGCGAGCACGAGCGCGGCCGGCAGCGGAGCTTGGCACGTCCACCGGCTCGGGCGCGTCGCGTCGAGCGTCGCCGGCGACGGGTCGGTCGCGAGCAGGTACGCCCAATCGCGATCGAGCCATCGGTACCACCCCCATAGCGCCGTCTCGACGAACACCGTCCCGGCGGCGAGCACGATCCTCGAGCCGTGACCGGAGACGACGCCATTGCGCAGCACCGGGAGGTCGGGCGCGACGCCGGCGCCGAGCGTCCAGATCGCGCCGGTCGCGTCGGTCCACGGCGTCGCGGTGCACGTCACGCCGACGAGCGTGATCGGCAGCAGCGCGGCGTCGACGCGCACGTGCGCGCCGTACGCCTGCGCGACGTCGACGTCGACGGCGTCGCTCGTCTCCCAGAGCAGGCGACTGGAGACGGTGAGCCCCCCGGTGTTGGGCCCGAGCACGAGATCGCGAAAGTAATCATGGGGCGACGCGAGCGTCGGCGCGACGCTGACGGACCCGTAGCGACCGGCGATCGCCGGCGTCGTGAGGTCGCCGATCGTGCGCACGCGCGCCAGCGCGTTGGCTTCGAGCGCGTAGTGCGCGCCGGGTGTGCCGTTCACGCTCACGACGAGAGCCACGCCGGCCTGGACGGCGACCGGCGCCGCGAAGCTCGCCGCCTGCCAGCCGCTCGCGGTCTCGTTCACAAACGGCGCCGACGCGAGTAGCGCGCCGGCCGTCGACCAGAGCCGGCCGATATGCGGGCCGACGTCGGCGGCGTCGACTTTCCAGAAGCGGACGCCGGTCGCGCTCGACGCGCGACTCGGGGTCACGCGCGCGCCGAGCTCGAACGCGGTCGAGCTCGTCGACGCGACCGGCGTGCGGGTCTGCGCGCCGAGCGAGCTCGCCGACACGACGACGACGACGAGCGCGAGTCGCCAGTGCATACGTGCTCCGTTTCTGTTTTGGTGCGATGAGTTACCGGGGCGTCGTCGCGGGAGGATTCGACGGCAGCATCGTGTTGGCCGGCGCGGGCACATAGATCGGCGTCGCGCCGGTGCCGCGCAGCACGAAGATGATGATCCCGGTGACCACCGCGCCAATCGACAGGAGCGTGCTGACCAGCCCGACGACGCCGAGGATGAGCCCCCACGACGCCGACATCCCCTGACTCTTGCCCGTGTTCTGCCCGATTTGGAGGCGTAGGCTCTTGAGCTCTTCCATGTACTCGGCCATCTGCGGATTGATCACATTCTGGCGACCCTTGTCCTCGTACTGGGTGCGCTCCAAGACGGCGAGCCGGTCGGTGAATTGCGTGGTGAAGTTTTGCGTTTGCGTCGCCATCGCCGACGCCGTCGTCGCGACGAGCGTCCGCAGCGCGTCGGCGGACGTCGCCACTTGCGCGGCGAGCGTGGTGGCTTGTTGCGTCGCGCGCTCGTGCGCGACGGCGACCGCCGCGACGTCGATCTGACGAATCGCGTCGATGCGCTTGGCTTCCGCCGCCGAGAGGTCTCGCTGATGGTCGGCCCACGTGCGCATCTGCGAGTCGACGCGTCGCGACTCAGCGAGGCGTAGCTCTTCGAGCCGGCGGCTATCGGCTTGGCGCAGTAAATCGACGCGCTCGACGCGCTCGCCTTGGAGTTGCGTGCGCAGGTTGGCGAGGTCGTCAATCCTGAGCGTCGCCGCGCCCACGAGATCGAGCACGTTTTTGGTGGGGTCGATCACGCCCCCACCGAAGGCATCGACGCCGACACCTGGACTCGCGCCGCGATGGCCCAGGGGGCGCCGGCTCACCATGCGGCGCTCGACTTGCGCCTGCTCGTCGTGACTCCGCTGGCTTGCTGCTTTCGGCGGCATCAGTCCCTCACCAATCCTGGCGGCGGCGGATCGATACGCTGCACCGGGACCGGCGCGCTCGTGCCCGCCGCAATGAACGCGACCGGGCGCACCGTCACGGTGCGCAGATAGACGTTGAGCGCCGCGACGATGGCCGACACGAGCGGGAGTTTGGCCGGCGGGACAATCGTGAGCACGTCGGTCGCGCTCAGTAACGCGACGACGAAGGCCGCCGCGTTGAACCAGACGGTGCGCGAGCTTAGGACAGAGATAGCCCAGTACGTGACGGAGGGGGGGGCGCCGTCGGGCGCGCCGGTCATCGTGGGCGCCGATCGCACTTACATCTGCGCATGGCTCACAGGGTACCAGCTTTCGCGCGAATCGCGGCGATTGCTTGCGCCGGCGTGATCGGCGCGAGCGGCGCCGGCAGCGCGGCCCGTATGACGTTGAGCGCGTCGATCAGCGCCAGCACGATCGCCTTCGTCTCAATCGGAATCCCGTCGACGACGCGCTGCGCCGCGAGTTGCGCCGTGAGCGTCGCCGTCGTGTCGAGCGCCGCCTGCGCGGCGGCGAGCTCGCCGACCGACCACGGCGCCGTTTTCTTGCCGCGCCACGAGCCGTCAGGCAAGGGCACGAGCACGGCGCTCTGGTCCGCTGTGACCGAGCGGATCGCCGTCGCTAGCGCGACCGGGTCGGGGATCGTGAGTCGCAGCGTCGTGAAGTTGGCGTAGTTAGACACTGAAGACCGCCTGTCCCAAAATCCAGGTGTTGTTGACCGAGACGGCGAGCAGCGCCGCATCCTGCCGATTGACGAGCATTCCAGCCGCCGCCGCCGAGAAGTACCCCGACACGCGCACCGAGTTGTCGATGAACGTCATCGGGCCGTAAAACGTGGTCGGATTCCATGGCAGCGCGACCTTGAGATTGGTCGGGGTCGCGCTCACCGAACTTGTGTAGATGACGAGGTTCACGACGACGAGCCGACCGATGATCGTGTAGTTGAACACCACGAGATCGCCACTGTCGACGGTCCACGTCCCGCCGCCGACAGCGGTGAAGTCGCCCGCCGCATACGGGATCGCAATGACGTTGCCCTGGGTGTGTTGCGTGACGATCCAGCGCGCCGTCGTCGCGTCATAGCGGAGCTCGGCGCTACCTGCTCCAGCCGCGAGCGAGATCGTGTACGGCGTCGCCGTCGTGATCAGCCGATTCGCGGCGACGGACCCTGCCGCTTGATCGGTCAGGTTCACTTGCCCGGCGCCGACCGAGCGAATCGTGAGGCGCTGGCCGTCGACGCCGGCCGCGAGCCCGGTGAGCGAGAGCAGGCTCGCGTTATTGCAGCGCAGCACGCTCACGGCCGCCGTCAGCGCGAAGTCGTTTTGTGT